CTGCCGGTCTTGAGGTAGTTGTAGAACTCGGCGCGGGCGGCCTCTTGCGGGTCGACGACCGGCTCGCCGATGCTCACGGCGGTGCCGCGGGCGATCGAGGCGCGGAGCTCTACCAGCTCGGCCTCCTTGACCTTGCCGGCCGCATCCTCGAGCGCGTGGATCTGGCCCATGAGGCTGTTGACCTCATCGCGCTCCGCGGGGGTCTGGTCTTCCTTCGAGGTCAGGTCCGTGACGCGGGCCTGCAGGTGCTTGGCATCCTCCTCGAACTGGCGATAGTCGAAGAAGCTCATACTCACTCCCTTCTTGAAAGGTCTCGGTATCCGAGGAAGGGAACGAACACCCTCTCGGAGTGTGACACGGCCCCCAGGGCCGGTCGCTCCTCCGGCGCCCCCAGGGCGTCGGCGGTGCCTTCTGTGGTGACGCGGGCGAGGGCATCCGGCACGTGCCGGTAGCCCAGGCTCTTGAAGTCGAAGCGCGAGAGCGCCGCGGCCTTGACCGGCGCGGCCACGCTGTCTGCGTAGCCGGCCTCCTCCGCCTCGGCGGCGGTGTACCAGGTCTCGGCGGCCATGGCCCCGAGGATTGCCTCGGCGTCCATGCCGGTCTTGCGCTCGTACACGCCGAGGATGGTGCCCTTGACCTTGTCGAGCACCTCGGCCATCTGCCGCATGTCGGCGCTCGTTCCCATAGCCATGCCATAGGGGTCGTGGATCATGAACAGCGCGTTGGCCGCCATCTCCACGGTGTCGCCGGCGAGGGCGACCACGCTGGCGATGGAGGCGGCGAGGCCCTCTACGTGACTCGTGACTCTCGCCGGGTGCCGCTGGATCGCGTTGTAGATCGCCTGACCGTCGAAGACGCTGCCGCCTGGAGAGTTGATGTGCAGAGCGATGTGGTCGACCTGGAGGGCCGCAAGGTCCTCCACGAACTGCTTCGCCGTCAGGCCCTCGCCCCAGAAGTTCTCGCCGATCTCCTCATAGATCCAGATGTCGGCGGAGCTGCCGCTCGCATCCTTGATCTCGTACCACTGACGTTCTGTCTTGCATGTCTTCATGGCCGCTTTCTCCTCACGGGAGTGGTCACGGTCCATCATGTGGGGGCTGTCACCCACGTTACTTCTCCTCGAGGGTCTCGCTCAGGGTTTCTCGGATGAAGCCGGCCACGTCGAAGGGCTCGCCGGCGAGAGCGTAGGCGTCGATCGCGGGCGCCAGTGCGAGGCGTGCGAACTCCTCCGTTCGCCACCGCCCGTTCTCGTTCTTCGAGCTGCCCGCAGCGTGTACCCGGATGCGCTCGGCGGCGTCGAGAAGGAAGGGCGCGAGGATCGCAGCCGTGGGCAGCGGCGGGGAGGTCTCCCCGCCCTGCGCCTCGCCGTGGTCGCCGCCAGCGTCCGGCAGGTTGTCCTCTGGCGGGATAGCCGCCGCGTCCGGAGCCGGATCCGGAGCGGGCGGAGTCTCATTCAAGGGAGACACGGTCACGGGCCGCACCGGTAGGTAATCGAGGTCCGGGAGGCCGAGGAAGCCGAGCGCCTTGACCGGGTCGTAGCCGCTGCGCACAAGCGTGCCGAGGGCGTTGACTTTCTCCGCGAGCACGGCGTCGTCGTCGCCGTCGCTCGCGCCGTCGCCCTCCGGCTGCGACTCCGCGGGCGCGCCGCCGGCCGCGGAGGCAGCGGGCGCCGACCCGGTGATCACGCCGTCTTCGCCGACGGTGCCCAGGTTGAGCTCGGCAAGCGGCGTGTCGAGGCCGTCGATCGGGTTCATGTCCTCGAGGGCTCGCGCCTCGTTGCGGGTCATCACGCCGGAGCGCACCAGTGCCGACTCGCCCTCGGTGCGCGTCTTGTAGTCGCCGCGCAGCAGCGCGTCGAGGGAGAACTTGCCGAAGTAGTCGGGCTCCTTCACGAACAGCTTGTGGCGCACGACCCGCTCGGTGTTGACGCAGATTGGGGCGGCGCAGTGCTTGCCGAGCTGCAGGTCCTGCTGCTCCGTGTTCGAGTAGGTGCCGTTCGTGAGGTCCTGGACCATGGCCATGGGCACGCGGGTCACGGCGCAGATCTGCTGGAGCTGCCAGCGCAGCTGCTCGACAAGCTGCGCGTCCTTCATGGTCAGCGGGTTCTGCTTGTACTTGAGGCCGCGGTCGAAGACCCTGAGCTCGCCCGCCTTGAAGATGCCGGCGAAGCCCTTCATCTGCTCGCTGATTGCCTCAAAGTCGGGGTCGGAGAGCGTGTTCTCGGTCTCCAGGTAGCCGGGGAAGTGGTTGCCGTTGCCGAGCAGGCGGGCAAAGAACTGCTCGGAGCCGATGGAGACGCCGATCGTCTCGCTGATCAGGTCGATGAGGGACTTCGCTTCCCAGGGACTGCGCAGGACTGGGCCCTTGAAATGCAGGAGCTCGCGGGGCTGGAGGATCTGCGCCGGCGAGAAGTCGTCGCCGTTGTACTGGTAGAGCGCCCGCCTCGTGGTCCGGTCGACGCTCATCTGCGGCTTCTGCCCGTAGAGCGGCCAGATCTCCTGCGCCTCGTAACCATTCCACACGATGCGCGCATAGGCGTTGCCGGAGATGTCCTCGGTGAGCTGCTTCCAGCGCCAGAACTCGCCGGCGTTCATCATCTCGTTGGGGGCGATCGCGAGCAGGCGGTAGACGGGATGCATCTCGTCGGAGATGCGGTAGCGCCCGTCCTTGCGGTAGACGTCGAAGGGCAGCGCGGAGAAGGTCTCGGCGCGCACAATGAGGCAGGCGAGGACGGCGGTCGAGCGCAGCGAGCTCTCCTGCGTCACGCGGATGCCGCTCGATGAGAGGCCGGCGGCGAGCGCCCCGTAGAAAGCGCGGAGCACGTTGTCGTCGCCGATGCCCCACTCCTCTTCGGCCTGGTCCTTCGTCGCGGTGAACCAGCGCAGCGGATTCAAGCTCAAACTGTCGCCCTCTCAGGCCGCTCTACGGGATGCGGCTTCTACTCTGCGGGGGCTGTCACCCGAGGGAGATGGTGCGCACGCCACCGGTCGCGGCGAAGCTCGGGCCGGCGTCCGCCTGCGCCTCGGCAAGGAAGGTCGCCATGGCCAGCGCCACGGCGCCGTCGATCTTCTCGGCCTTGCTTGCTTTGCCGAGCCTCCAGCCCATCGGCTCGCGGGGCATCTCGATGGCGTTGAGGATGTGCTCCTTGATGGACGTGCCGCGGCCGGCGCGCAGACGCCCGGTGCGCACGAGCTCGCGGAGCGTCGCAGAGGCCGGGCACATGCGCGTGTTCGTCTGCCCGAACTCTTCGACGGGGATGCCGTGGTGGCGCTCCAGGCGCTGCATTAGAAGGAGCAGGCGGTTGGGGTCGAAGGCGATGCGCGCCACGTTGCGCGTGCGGCAGAGTCCGGCGATGAACTCCTCGATCTCGTCGAGGTCGTAGTAGCCGGTGTCCTGCGGAGGTTCGTCGTAGATGTAGGGCTCGACGTGGTGCGTGCCGCCCGGATCACGGCGGTCGACGACGATGGCGAAGCAGTCTCCCTTGTTGGCGCCGTCCACGGCTATCACGCAGGGTTCATCGGGCTCGACCACGGGCGGCTTCTGGCATTGCTTCCACTCGCCCCAGCGGAAGGCGCGGCTGGCGTCACTCGTCAACGGAAAGCGGTTCAGGTGGTACTGCTCGAACTGGGCGAGCGTGAGGCGCCTGTACTCGTCACGCAGGTACTCCCCAGTGATCCACGGCGCGATGTTGACGGATCGCCATACCTTGGGATCGCCGGCGGCCTGATTGTCGCGGGCGCCCTGCCAGTAGAGGTAACCGCGGGGGTCCTTCTTGATCGCCGCGAGCCACTCCCACAGCGGCCCCATGCGGGTCGGCCCGGCGGTCGTGATGCCGATGGTGAGCGGCTCCTCACGGCCGCCCATGCCGCTTCGCAGAGCGTTGACCACGTCCATGTTCGGGTACGTGTGCGGCTCGTCGCAGATGGCGATGCGCGGGTGGATCGCCTGGCCGGCGGCCGTCTTGTGCGGGATCACGTAGAACTTGGCGTCGATCTCCGGGATGTGGATCACGTTCTTGTAGACCTTCGCCAGCTCCTTGAGAAGCGGGTTCTGCTCGACCATGGAGCTCGCGAAGCCGAGGATGAGGCGCGCCTGGTCCTCGTCGAATGCGAGGGCGACGACCTCCTGCCCAACGACGGGCTCCATGAAGAGGAAGTACAGCGCGAGGCCGGCGGTGATCGTCGTCTTGGCGTGCTTTCTCGGCAGGCCGATAAGGGCCTCCGTGTACTTGCGCCGGCCGTACCTGTCGAGCGTCCCAAAGATGGGCTCAACGATGTGCTCGCTGGCGTAGTCGGGGAGGATGAACGGCTGCCCCGCCCAGCGGTCATCTACGAGGCGGAGCTGCGTGCGGAAGAAGGCGTCGACCAGGAGCGGCCCTAGCTCCGCCCTCGTGACGCGGTCGCCGACCGCATCGAGGATCGTCTCTCGGTGGTCGC